CGATAACAATAAAGAATATTATACAAAAAGGATCAAAAATGAAGACCAATAATTTTATCCACACAGAAGACATCTTGACCGAAACTCAAGAAGCATTAAAAACACATGTCATTCCGGATCCACCTGACTATGGCAATCAGAATGTCGGGTATGAATTCTGTAATAAGCACGGTGGTAAGGTCAGCGTAATTCTATTTACATTGATGCTTATCGGCTTGTTTGCATTTGCCGTTGTTTCGCTTGAGGCGAATCTTAATCTCGGTAAACCGAGACCAGTTGATATGCAGGTAACTACTACCGTTATTCATCATAACGTAGAGAAGATTAATCCGTCTGTGTTCTCCAAATATTTAAATAAGAGGATTGAAGGAGATCCGCAGATAATTGCGGCATTTGATTCTATTATGGCAGCAAAGCATGAAGCTTCATTGGCAGCGCAGGAAGCACGTAGGCAGCATATCCGTGACAGTCTTGCCAGTTTTATTTATCGCAGAGACAGTATCAGGGCTGAGCTTGTACGTCAAGACAGTATTCGTATCGAACTTGAAAAGAAACGTCAGGCAAGAATTGATTATTTTGCGGTTATCGACGACGGCATTACAAAAAGAACGGTCAATGTAAATTCTGTTGTAGATACATTGACCGAACAAGTTACGACCGAGCTTGGAAATGCCTTTACTACGATGTCAATTGAAACGGTTAAGGAAAGACAGAAAGAAATTGACCGTACTAAAGATTATTACAAGCGCTTAAGAATAAAGAGCGAAGCATTGCTATAAATTTTTCGATGTTATGAATTCGGCGTCAAGTTCTTGTTTAAAGAAAGCTTCGCCGTATTCTAACATCTTTTTCTTTTTCCATTCCGCTGTACGATATGGAACACAGTTCCATTTGAGTTTTGTCGGAACAAATGAATTTTGCCCGGCAAGTGATTTTTTCCATATCGTATAGAATCCGTGTTCTGTCCCATGCGGAGTGGAACACATTATCATTTGTGCATTTGGCCTGCTTGCCTGTGTAGGGAATACACTCCATAAGAAATCATCGAAATCACGGTCATTTGTAAATGCGACTTCATCGAATATAAGCAAGTCGACAGTTCTTCCTTTAATACTATTCGATTTGAATGGTGCTGCGAATATCCTGGACCCGTTTACGAATCCAAGCATTTCGGCATTGTTCATCTTAGGTTGTAATTTCAGGAAATCCGGCAAGGTATTGTAAATATCCTTGATTCTCATTAAGATTTCTTTTGAAGCCGCATGTTTGAATGACATGATAGCAATAAACTTGTCCGGTTTAAATAAGGCGAACCATAATGCATAGATTGCCAGAAGTGTCGTTTTGCCGATTTGTCTCGGTGCAACTATTATATTATTGTGTTTTTCTTCCGGCGGACTGTTATAAGTGTCCATTATCTTTTTCAGAAGTTTTCTCTGATAAGAATACGGTTTGAATTTTGAACGTCCTTTAGCAGTAATTATCTGAACATACTTACTAAAGTAATTGACATTTTCGGCGCATTTTACGAGTGCGTCTATCTCTTTCTTAGATATATTCATATTTGTCCTTTGTTAAAAGCAGTTTATATCATTCTCGCAATCCTGTACCAGTGTACTATCATGTTCACGAGCCATGGGTTTTTTATGAGGAAAACCCTTCCGGTATTTTCGATACCCGTACTGTAGCCTTACGAGCTACGTTTGAAAACCTGTAGTATATATAAAAATTTTTTTACATATTTACAAAGCTAATATTTTTATCTATATTTTTTGATATGTGGTACAATATTTTATTAGTCGATAAGTCTGCACACCCGAACGAACCGAACTGGTGGACTCGTTACAATGTGTGTCAAAAAGAAAACCTTGAACAGATTGCGAAGTTCTATTCGCATCTTTACGACAGGTTCAAAACATACCTTGCGGAAACAGATAATTATAAGATGTATGATTTGATTCTTACGGAAGATCTAAACCATGACCCAGATTGCGGGGCATTCAAATTCGAAAACTTAAATCTATTTCCGGATTTATATAATAAGGAATTCGATTACCTTATTGAACATTTCGATGATTACATTAAAACCTGGAAGGAATAAAAAATTATTTTTTAGGGTTTACAAAAGGAAAAACTTTTACTATATTTATTCATGTAAAAACAAAAAACACAAAAAACTTTTTATATATAATATAAAGGATTAAAGAAATGAAAAAGGTTTGTCTCACAAGTTTACTACTCCTCAGCTTGCTTAGCTGGTGTTTCGTAGTACACAGTAGGGACAAGGTAACAAACCTATAATTCATTTCCTGAATCAAAAGGTTTTACAAGGTTCCTACGAAAGTAGGGACCTTTAATTTTTATATCTCGGTGGTGTAATGGTTTAAGCATGGCTGGCTCCAACCCAGCTGATTAGGGTTCGAATCCTTACCGGGGTGCTAAATATCGCTAGGTTACCAAATTGGCAAAGGGACCTGACTTAGAATCAGGTATTTGCGGGTTCGACTCCCGCCTTAGCGACTAACGGTTTGTAACCCAACTGGTAGAGGTATGAGGCTTAAACCCTTTTCAGTGTGAGTTCGAATCTCACCGGACCGATAAAATATAACGATTCGTAGACCAACCTGGTAGAGTCAATGGCACGAGAGGCCATGTAGTATGAGTTCGAATCTCATCGAATCGATAATAACGTCAGATGGAGTAATCTGGTAGCCTCGCGAGAATGAGAGTCTCGTGTCCGAAAGGACGTGTGGGTTCGAGTCCCACTTTGACGATAATTTAATGGATTGGTAGCCCAACTGGCAGAGGCAACAGATTCAAAACCTGTTCAGTGAGAGTTCGAATCTCTCTCAATCCACTAACTACAGGTACGCAAACTTGGCAAAGCGGCGGGCTTCAGAGGCTCGTGATTCTGTGAGTTCGATTCTCACCCTGTGGATAAATTTTTAATATGCTGATATGCCGAAATGGGAACGGAGGAGTCTGCAAAACTTTCTATGAGTAGGTTCGATTCCTACTATCAGCTCTAACAATTTGGAGATGTCGCATAGTTGGCCTAGTGCAGGAGTTTGCTAAACTCCCAGGTGGCGTAAGCTGCCTCGAAGGTTCGAATCCTTCCATCTCCGCTAGATTCCATATAAATAAAATATGGAATTGAATGAAGCAATAAAAATCCTACAGGAAAATAATTATATCGTAGAAAGTCTTACTGCCAACGTCGAAAAACTTTACGCGATGTTTGACAGACATCTTAAAAGACTGGGTTATTACGAAGAACCGTGGAGAACCGCCAGGCATTATATAATAGGCGGGCGCGGAAGAAATAAGGACAATAGGTTTGTTGTTTATAAAAATGAAAAAATTACAAAAGATCCAGAAGTTATGGATTCTTTAAAAGACAGCTGTGAACGTTGCGGATTTTATTGCAATACTGAAGCATTCGACCGTATCATTATAACACCGAAAAATCAGAAAAAAGTAGCTAAAGTTTCACCGGATCAGGTTTTTTACCATGTAAGCAAATCGCCGACTATAGATAAAACCGGTTTAAGAATACGTGATAGAATGAAAGACGACATGTTTGATATTTACGAAGGGCGTATTTATTTATCGACTGTAAAATCTACCAGGTTACGTGACTTGATCGTAATGGTTCTAAGAGAACATAGAATGCGAGCCAGTGAAATAAATCTTTATGAAGTCAAAGTTCCGCCGACATATGAAATATACAGAGATCCGACGTTAAATACAGCAGTATATGTCACAAACAGTATTCCGGCAAAATATATCAAGAAACTTAACGTAAGAGACTATATAACTCCTCGTATTTTTAACAGGCTAGACAAGCCGTTGAATTTTATCAATGATAAGGATTTTGGTTTTGATCTTTATTTAATTTTAAATGATTATCTTGACAAAGAAGGCTACGGTCCTATTGAACGTTCAAAAATAATAGATAATTTAGTAAAAGATAACTCTGAATATATCCAGAATCTATATCTAAATGATAAAACCGCGCATACAATAGCAAAAGAATTAGTAAATATTTTTTTGGGTTAACGAAAGTCAATCCTTTTTCTATATTATAATTGACGATACTTAGTAATGGTGCTGAAAGCGGTTCAATTCCGTGTTCTCTTGGTGAGTGGCCGTTCGAGTCGGTGTAGATATGGTGTCTGGCGGTTCAATTCCGCAGTATCGTCCTATGATTTCAACTGAATTACAAGCAGAGAGAGTCCTTATAAAAATGAAAAAGGGTTTCTTTGCTAATGAATCATTTTTTATTGTCGGTTCTAGCGGTACATTTGTTATTCGTCATTATTTTTTAGTCCATGACAGGCCGCATACGCAGACTGAGCGTGAATTTAATGGATTACCGAAAGCAGAACGTGTACGCTTAAGACATGAATATTATGAATGGAAAAGAAAATTCGTTAATCCGCCTCCGCCAAAAATATTGTCGAAAAAACAAGCGCGGAAACTGAGGAAACAATCGAATTCAGGTAATAGTGGAATTATTTATTGTCCATACGTACCAGCAATTGTTTCAACAAATACAGGACCATAAAAAAATTTTTATTTTAGGGGTTTACAAAGAGAAAAATATTTACTATATTTACGTATGTAAAAACGAAAAACATAAAAAAGTTTTTATATATAATATAAAAGGAAAAATTATGTTGCACTCTTATTCATATTCATGGTCATTAGTTCCGAGCTCGATGTTCGGTTATTCCATGTATTATATGGGGTGTCGCGACTAGTAAGGTTTTTATTATAAAACTTTATTAAGTCGCAGCGCAAACTGCGGCTTTTCTTTTTTACTGATTGTCCAGTCCCTTGAGGCAAACGCTGTATAGGATAGAATGGATAAACGCTCGGTGAAAGTCCGAGATAATGCTAGTTTGGCAGAGTGGCGATTGCGCGTGACTGTAGATCACGTCTCTTATGAGTTAACACCGGGAGTTCGATTCTCTCAGCTAGCACGAAATATAATTGTTGAAGGACAGATGGTTACAGCCATTTGATAATACTTTACCAGTTTATCTTACTTCAATAGTTATAAATATAAACAAGAAGTTGCTGTAACAACTTCATTAAAATAAAGGGAAAACGGTAAAAAATGAACTATGAAAAAGTTTATTATTCTATAATTAATCATGTATTGAGAAAAACATTATCTGGACAACGTTGGAAAGGTGATGGAAATTATTATGAGATTCATCATATTATTCCTAGATGTTTAAAAGGTAATAACTCCAATAAAAATTTAGTTTTATTAACTGCACGTGAACATTTTATATGTCATTGGTTACTATTTAAACGGTATGCTAATGATATAATAATTAGAGCAAAAATGTTAAAAGCTTGGTTTATGATGTCAGTTAATTCAAAAACAAATAATAGAGAGTTTATATCTTCCAGATGGTATGAAAAATATCGTAAAGAAATGGCTTTAGCAATGCATGATGCACAATCTGGTATAAAAAATTCTAATTATGGTAAACAATGGTTTACCAATAGAAATACAGGCATTAGTAAAACATTTATTACAGCACCAGATGAGACATGGATTTTAGGTAGAAACTTATTTCATGGAGAAACTAGTAAAATCAAAATCAAAGTAAAAAACAAAGTAAAAATAAAAAAGTCTTATTATAAAAAACCATTAATTTTTAAGTCGCAATTAAATATACTAAAATCAAAATTGCATACTTATAATTTATGGAATAAATATCATTCAGGCAATTACTCTGGTTTAATAGATTTTGCAAAAGAAAATAAAATAACAAAGCAACAACTTAGCAGATTATTTAGAAAATATATTTCATATTATAAAGAAAATATAAGTATTGGAGTACATTCTTTTAAATCTGATAAAAAATTGATTTGTAATTATTTTTATAAGTAATGGGTTTACTGAGAAGTTGGAGATTCTCTACGGTCTGTAAAACCGTCGGCTACGCCTTTATTGGTCCGAATCCAATTAAACCCACTAAAAGGCAGATAATGACTGATCATCATTGGATCCTTCTTGTCCTCCAAGGTTTCCTAGGAATGACTGAGGAGAGGGCAATCTGCCACCAATTAGTTCGCTTGAGACACTGTGCGAAAAAGGTTGCGGCCTTAAAACAGTGGACGTGTTTAAAGCTAGAGGTAAAAAGGCGGCAGTCCGCTGGAGTTTTTCGGAACCTTCGGTAAAAACCGAAACAAAGTTTATCATGGGCGATAGTTCAAACGGAACGGGATTGCTGGACATTGCTACGGCAATCACAACAGAGAGAACGCTCTCAGACCTTCGTGCTAGGTCGCGAGAAAACACGAAGTTTAGGACGAGAGACTTGTCGGGGTTCGAATCCAAGGCCGCCTACTAAAAAATTTATCGCAGGGTCGAGTAGAGGTCGAGCTCGCTAGGTTCATACCCTAGAGCACCGAAAGGTCCACGCTGGTTCGAATCCAGCCCCTGCTACTAAGTTTAGCATAGGATGTTCCTATTAATGGATGATAGGCCGTCAGGCCTTGATTCGGTTCAAATCCGAAAGCCGAAAGGCAAATTACATCCCGCTAAAAGAAATTAATAGCATACGGAAGTTCCTATTAAAAAACAGACTTAAAATCGGTAATTTACTTCCCGCTATTACCATCCCGGAGTAGCTCAGCTGGTTAGAGCGTTTGAATCATAATCAAAAGGTCGTTGGTTCGGGTCCAACTTCCGGGACTAAAATCGAGGATACGCACAATTGGTAGTGCACCCGCCTAGAAAGCGGACGTGGGAAACTGCATGGGAGTTCGAGCCTCTCATCCTCGGCTAAAAATTATGGAGGTGTGACCGAGTGGTTTATGGTGCCGGATTTGAACTCCGGTGATTCGGTAATCATCCCGGACCGTGGGTTCGAATCCTACCACCTCTTCTAAGATATGAGACGATAAATATCGCCTCATATTTTTTTTTATATAAAGGGGTTTACAAGACAATCACGTTTTACTATATTAAAAGACATAAGACACAAGCATGTATACGGTCCAGTAAGGTGCCGGCTAGGGATAGCAATTACGTGTGTTTAATAGTGCGGCGAAGGACGGGTTACACCCTTCGCTGAGGTTCACGGACTCGACCACTACGGATAGGGTGACGTAAGCATGTGTGTGATTTATATCATGTCCCGTATTAATTTGTATGATTAATTACGGGACTTTTTAATATATAAAATATGGATAACGCGACAAGAATACAGATTTTAGCTGCACAGTACGCAGGTGGCTCATCGGACGCAATCATGTATGATTTTTTAGGTCCGGGTTTAATCGGTGTATTTTATTGTATCTGTATCGTAATTATTATTTTTGTTCTTTATAATATCGTAGACGGAATAATAGAATATTTTTCAGAAAAAAATAATAAATAGGGGTTTACAACACGAGAAAAATTTACTATATTAAAAAGCGAAAATTAACAAACAACTGTTATATATAAGTATAAAGGGTTAAAGAAAATGAAGCAATTCGTTAAACAAGTAAAACAGATAAGAAAACAGCAAATAGCTGTGTGTTTTGCTATGGGTGACGAATAGATTGAGAATTTACCTTATTCAATTATTTCAGTTCCTGTAGCAATACGGGAACTGTTTTTTATACTGAGGCGTAGCCAAGCTGGTTCAAGGCACATGGTTCTGACCCATACATTCGGGAGTTCGAATCTCTCCGCCTCAATTACTCGGATCTATATGTCAATTGGTTAGACGAGGAGACTTTTAATCTTCGGATTCCGGTTCAAGTCCGGATAGGTCCATATGCTCCAGTAGCTCAGTAGGATTAGAGCTACGGTTTTCTAAACCGTTGGTCCCAGGTTCGAGCCCTGGCTGGAGTACGAAATTTTGGACTTGTAACTCAGCTGGTCTTTCAGAGTACCATACTTTTAATATGGGAGTCGCACGGTTCGAATCCGGCCAAGTCCACTACAGCGAGAGAGCCACTCGCTCTAAACAAACTAAATCCAACGGGAGCTCGGTCAGGTATGCGAGCGACGGTCTTATAAGCCGCGGGCCCTGGGTTCAAATCCCAGACGTTGGACTATGCTCTTGTAGCTCAAATGGATTAGAGTGGTCGTTTCCTAAACGATAGGTTTCTGGTTCAAGTCCAGACAGGAGTACGAAAATTAATGACCGTTAGTATAAAAGTTAAACACGCTAGGCTTTGAACCTGGAGACGTTGGGGCAGTACCAGCACGGTCAATAAAAATAAAGGTTTACAAAACTAGCTTTATTTACTATATTATAAAATATGGAAAAAGCAAAGAAAAAACCTATGTGGCGTGTTCCAAGTCATTTGGAAAACATTAGTAGCTCTTTGGCTGTTCTTGTTTCTTATTTGGAATACAATAAACCTAAAGTCGAAGAAAAATTCGGTGACCGCTCTGAAGAAGTTATGAATATATTAAATGAAGTAAATATCTGGATGAGTAAGGAAGCTGAAATTATTCATGCAGATATTAAGAAAACTTTGTCTTTAGTACGAGACAAGAATTAAAGGTATTTTATGTTGGATATACAAGGAAAATACAATACAGCCAAGGTCTTTACTGACAATATTGACAATGCGGCATATTCACAGATTTTGAATATGATGTGTCAATGTTGGGCACGTGATGTTAATGTTGCTATTATGCCAGATTGTCACGCCGGTAAAGATTGCACCGTCGGCACTACTATGACCATTAAGGACAAGGTTGTTCCTAACCTTGTTGGAGTCGACATTGGCTGCGGAATGTTGGTTGCGAAGCTTAAGGATAAGTTTATTGAATTCGGTAAGCTCGACAAGGTAATCAAGACTAAGATTCCGTCTGGCAAGGAACATCGAACCAACCGCCACCGCTTTGCTAATGATTTTGATGAACAATTTGAAGAACTTATTGCCGATGTTAAGCGAGAAGAACTTCTGAGTATTTCAAGTTTAGGCGGGGGCAATCATTTCATTGAATGCGATGTTGATGATGAAGGTGCATTCTATGTAGTTATCCATTCCGGTTCTCGTCATTTGGGCGTAGCTACTTGTGAATACTGGCAGAATATCGCAATTAAGGATTGCGCTGATTTGACAGCCATTCGCGGCGCCGAAATTGCCAAGTATAAGAATCAGGGAAAGACCGATGCGGAAATCAAGGAACTTATGAAGGATTATGACCATTTCTCTGTTCCTAAGAATCTTTCGTATCTTACGGGCGAGCACATGCAAGGTTATCTGCATGACATGGAAATTGTCCAGCAGTTTGCAGTCATGAACCGTGCAGCTATGCTCGATGTGATTGTCAAAGAAATGGGATTCAAGGTTGTCGAAAAGTTTGAAACTATTCATAACTATATCGACCTTAAGAATATGATTCTCCGTAAGGGTTCTATTTCTGCACAGGCTGGCGAACGTGTAATTATTCCTATGAATATGAGAGACGGTTCTTTGATTTGTGTCGGCAAGGGCAATAAAGACTGGAACTACAGTGCTCCTCACGGTGCAGGCCGTTTAATGACCAGAGCGGACGCCAAGAACTCCATTTCCATGGCGGAGTATAAAGACGCTATGAAGGGAATTTTCACGTCCTGCGTGTCTTCTGCGACGATTGATGAGTCTCCTATGGCATATAAGCCGATGCAGGAAATCATTACGAATATCGAACCTACTTGCTCTATCGAAAAGATTATCAAGCCGGTATATAACTTCAAGGCGGCGTTCTAAGGAGATAACTTATGTTACAGACATTCATTCTGGTTATTCTTATGGCAGGCGGACACGGTTCATATTCAGTCAATACCGATTTGCGGTTTGAAACGAAAGAACAATGTGAAACGGCAAAGCTTGAACTTTATAAAGGCACAAAAATTCGTTCTACATGTGTCGAAATGCCGTTAAAGCAGAAGAAAATGCGATGCGAGGTTGCAATACAGAAGGTCGGTAATGGACTTGGTACTATGCTTCCGGCGCTTAAAGAAATTTACTGTACGGAAGAATAAGGCGGCATTTTAATGGATGAGAAAGATAAAGAAATTGCCTTATTGAAGCATCAGCTAAATCGACTTCGTTGTTTTATGTGGTTACACAAGACGAATTTCAAGACTAAGCGAAAATTGACAAATATCGATATTTGGGATTACTTTAATAAGAAGGATCCAAAACAATTAAAGAAATAGGTTGACATAAGTCAACCTTTTTACTATATTTGTTATATGGCTGATAAATACAAGCAATATTACGATACTTGGCAACTTCAAGAAGAGAATGAAGTTTCATATGCAATCGATGCATATGATTATGTCGATATTGAATGTATTTTCAATGACAGAACTAGCAGCATTCTTTCCGTCAACTGGATGGACAATAGTTATTCATGGACCGATGAAGAAGGTAATGAATACTATGATGAATGCTGTGATTTCGATTTAACAGATGAAGACGGTAATAGTGTCTCTGAAAACAAAATTGTTTACTGGAGACTTCATTCCGAAAGGTGTGTATAAAATGAAGAAGAAAGAATATGTAAAGCCGACTATGGAAGTCGTTGAATACGACATGAAGACTCAGTTGCTTGCCGGTTCTGGCGATAATCCGTATTGGAAAGAACCAGATGAACCTGAAGAAGGCTGTCAGTCTAACTGGTGGTGTGGTAAGTAATGTCATATCGTATTCTGAATGCCTATATCTATGATAAGAGCGAAGATGAATTAATGCAAGAGCTTAATTCTATTCGCTTTGATTATCTTAAGTTCATGCGGGAAGTTATCGACAAGCAAGCCGACTGGTTTATCAAGTTCGGTAATTCCATGTACAAGCGTTTTGCTAAGCGAAATGAAGATATTCTGGACAAGGCTGTCCGTGTCTTAGAAAAGAGTGCATACGGAGTAGAACGTGGTAATCCGGCTGACTTCAGTGCTAGCTGTACCGTTATTAAACATAATGGTAAGATTGTTCTTTGGTTTTTCAATGCATTCCGGTTTGACGATTTTAAGGTAGATAATCAGATTTTCCAGCGACTGAAAAAGAATGAATATTCTTATATGGACAGTGGGGATTTTGAATTTGAATCCGAGGAAGAAGAGGAAAACTGGAACAAGCGAGGTGAATTTTGGGATGCAGTATTTGAAAAACACAAAACCAATATTCCTGCCAATATGGGCTTGACTTACGAATTTTTGCGTCATGACGACATCTGGGACTTGGCTTGTCATCTCGACCAGGTTTATGAGAAGCTTCATAAAGACGACAAAAAGAAAAGCCATAAATAATACATGGCTGGTGTAAAAAGTATAGCTAATTATCCATGGCTTTGTAATTCGATTACTAAGCTGGAAGCGCCGATAAGCGACGGTAATAATATCGTATGTACTAATGAAACAGATACGGCTGATGAAGTCGTTCAGGATGCATATGAAAAATACGGACTTAAATGCGTTTATTACCGTGTTTCTGAAGATCTTTTGAGAGACAAGCTTTTCGGCGAAGACCAACTGCGAATGATTCTTCGTAGCTGGTATTTTAACGGTTATATTGAACAAATGCCTCCCAATGTCAGAAGCTATCAGCTTCAAGGTATCTGGGGCGAAGATGTCGTTCGCATGTATGCAAGTATCGGGGCATTCAATTATTATTCTACTTATGGCGGATATGATAAGAATACTCCTGAAGTTTATGAAGAACAGCCACCTTCTATCGGCGATATAATTTATATTCCGGCAAACAATACATTCTATAGAATTGTCGATGTCAAGTATTATGAACAGGCTTTCGGCTTGAAACCGCATACATATACGTTTACGCTGAAAGTTTATAAGGATAATAAGTGGACCATTGCTGAGGATTCTCCTACTCTGGCAAACCCAGAAGATCCTATTTACAAGGTCGCAAGTTATCCGATTTCGTCTGATGTTCCTATCGACGATATTCTAAAGAATGACGATATTACCTCCGAAGAAGCAAAGAAAAATCCGGATTCATACAACAACATAAATGTCATGTATAATCCGGTAAATGAAAAAGGAGAGCCTGTTTGTTAGGCTCTCTTTTTGTTATTTAAGAATTTCAGTAAATTGAATATACTTAATTCTTGCTTTTAATCCAGCAGGCAATCTGTTTAGAAATATATAAAGTCCAGAACAGTTTGAAACTTGCCAGTTAAGATTAACTGTATTTAAGTCATTAGCTAAATCAATCGTATATGTCATTTCCATATCTTGAGAAGAATACGGAACGGTAAATGTAAATGCATTACTACCAGATATTGTAGAACCTGATGTTTCTTTTTCGAATTCAATAATTGCACTACAATTATAAATTCCAGTAGAATCAAGCGTTATAACATTGTTTGAAAAGATAACGTGAGGGTCACTCATCGCAGTACCGTCAATCGGTAATTTTTGATTTACAATTAATGCGTCACCGATTAAATAAGGATTTTCTTTTAAACCATATAATGTTATTTCTGGAGTTTGAACTGTAATAGTCTTGCTTGCGACTTCAAAAATAGAAATATTTGTAATGGTTACTGTTGCATCAATTGTACTCTGCCCAGTGTAACCCATCCATTTATCAATATTATATGTATAAGTCTGCGTATCGACATCAATATTAGTAGAACCGCTCGGAATAAAACTGAATGAAATCGTTATCGGTACACATTGTCCATTAGCTCTAGTCATATCAACACTAAAGAAGCTATCTTTATTGTTGCAGTCTCTTAAATATGCCGTAAAAACTTCACCGGTTAATGCCGTACTAACATAATAATAACCTTCGATTTCAATATTATAAACTGTATTTTCTTTTAAGCCTATAATTTTTTTATTATCTGAACTCAAAGATAAATTACCGGCAGTTTTTGTGAAGGTCCAACCGCCGTTATCATATGCAATATGGGTATCACCTGTAAAAATACCATATGTCGTTTCTTCGGCATCATTATAATTTGCAGAAATTTTTAAAGTCTGACCGCCTTCAACTTCTTCAAGGCTAATGCCAGTACCAGCAGCAAGCGTAATCGTATTACCGAGCTGATCCGATAATCCAGCGACTTCATTTTGTAAAGTAGTATCAGCTTCTTCACGTGCGGTTTTTTCTTCAGTATCTTTAGATTCACGATTCTGAATTTCCGATGATAATCCGCTATTAATGCCGGTAACAGATTGTTCGACATCTTCGATTGCTTCACGCAATTTTTCAGTACGCCTAATCAACGGCCCAATAGTATTTGTATTAAGCCATTTACCGTCTGCCGCAGTTGACCTGCTCCATTCTGAAACTTTATTGTCGTTAAAATTTACTGCCATAATATAACCTTTGTTATATTATTTATAAATATATTAAATGAGTATTCTTAGCATAAATTCAACAGTAATGACAAACAGTGTAGATAATACTGGAATTACCCTCTGTATCAAGAAAGGTAATAAATTTCTAGTAAACAAAAAACATGCCCAATTCACTCCGATTAGCGTAATGGCTAACCGTTATGATTTGGTAAATGATTACGATAAGGCTATAATTATACTTAGACACAGTATTAGGCCTTCGACTGTCTGGGCAGATAATGTAAAATTGACAGATTTAGGCGTATATACAGCAAACCAGTCAGGTATGCAGCTTAGTAATATTAACTCAAAAATTCAATATTTTAGTACCAATATTACCCGAACCAAGCAAACTGCATTCGAAATATATAAAGGCCGTAACAATGTATTAGACGATACTTATTCGACCGAAGACGATATTCCATTAATATCATCCGCTGGAATTACTGATTTGAATTTTATTGAACACGAAGATAAATATGATGAATATGTCTCTGTATACGGCTATAATGCAGTATGGTATGACTATATTTACGGAGACAGGCCGATTATTGATGGTTCCACTGTTCATCATTCCTTTATGGACGCATTTTATGACATCGATACAGTTTCTAACGCATTCATATCCAGTGCAATTAATGCAACAGAAAAAATCAGCGTTATTATTTCGCATGACCAAAATATTATGCCTTTAGTCGCGTCTAAAACTAACTATCTTATCAATTTCAAGAAATCAAATAAATGGCTAAATTATCTGTCTGGTTTACTTATATTGAAAAAAGCAGGAGCTCTTGACCCCTGCTATGTTCCGATTACCGGACTTGCGACCGGATATAACTAATTATTCTTGTCGACTTTATATTTTCCGGCATCGAATTCAATTTCGGTGGTGTTTTTATTAAAGTTGTAATAATAATCAGTCTTACCTTCAGCATAATCTGCGGAATTGTTAGTATAAGAACCTTCTTCAGCATAATTAGAGTAATATGCGCTATACGGCTGGTCATACTGGTCGTGAAGAACCTTATTACCGAATTCTACGCTAGGATCCTTTAGATTACCATAACCGCCGATATTTTCATATACCTTAGTTGTCATCCATTCGCCGTCATAAATTTCAGAATATACGGCAGAATTATAGGCAGAGAATGAACCGTCCTCGTATCTAAGAACATCCGGTATATATCCAGAAATATTTCCCTTATCGTCATATAACGGGCGTTTATGGAAAATCTTCGGGCCAGTTGCCGCATCTAGATCCTTTGCAGATGTACCGGCTGGAATCCAGCGCGTAACGACCTTTTTAAGGAGCTTTGCATCCTGACCATATGTAGTGAGCTGTTCAGTCTGAATGTAGTCATACGTAGTCGTATATGCGCTCGTACGGGCGTCATACGTGGTTACAGGAGAACCATTCAGCACATAGGCGTTCGTAACGAAAGTCTTATAGACATTGCTGAAATTATACGGATTATCGAGAGAACCGTCCTTATCGCCGAATGCGACACCATGGAATAGATAATCACCTTTATTGAGTGTAATATAGGTATTGATTTTTTCGATAATCTTCGCGTCCTTAATCGGTTTATAGAGCACGGCTTCCATCTTGAACGAAAAGTTGACCTTAATCTGTCGCCAATCTTCTTCACCCATTGCGTCGGACTGAATATCCCAAGTAACGCCGTTAAGCAACATCTTGATACTGCGACGTTTATTGAAAAACCAGAATTCTTTTAAATCCATGAAGCATGCCGGCGAGAATCGAGCACAAATCTGTTCAACAATCTGAAGTG